GATGACCAACCAGTACCAATACCAGTTGTGCCATTGATTAATATAATCGGCAATGTTGGCATATAAAATACGGGTTCAATTAATTCACCATCATCGACATTTTGTTTTAATAATGGTATATCATCCTTATTAAATAATATACTAGTAATTTTCGCCAGATATGTAAATATATATCTTGGCGCTGCACTATCTTTGCCACCTTCTAGCCGAGAACCAAATTGCCCCTCAGGCATTAATAAATTAATATTATTTGTTCCGACATAATTCTGTGCAAGATTCACAATTGCACCATTTAAACTGGCTTCACCATGGTGATATGCTCCGTGTTCGCTAACATAACCCGCCAATTGGGCAACTTTAATTTCACTCTTAAGATTCCTCTTAAAAGCACAATACATAATCTTTCGCAAACTGGGTTTTAAGCCATCAAATGCACTTGGAATACTGCGATGATTATCATAATTGCTAAAATGAATTAAATCCTTATTAATAAAATCAGTAATTGATACTGCAGATTGATTAATATCTAGAATGCAATCCGAATTATAATCAGCCAACCATACTTTTCGGTCATCCGCACGGTCTTTGCTAAATGCCATATCTACACTTGCAGATGCTTCATCATCCCAATGATACGTAACTATTTTGAAATTCTTGAAATATTCTTTGCCCTCTAGCGGTGTACTAGAACCCAACCCTTTATAATATTTGACCTCATAGCCCTTGGCTCCATTATGCGTATCACACCAATCATTATAAGCACTTAGCGTATAGAAACTAATTCCATTCAGTTTACCATTTTTGGCTCCTTTTTTCCAAACTTTAACAATTGGTGTTAAAAGACTCGTAACAAATCCCGTTAACTTCATTAAACTATTCCATTTGCTTAGAAAATTAATTACTAGACCTTTAATATGAGAACCATCGACATCTGAATCGGTCATAAGCATTATACGACCATATCGCAAACTCGATACATCTTTATATTCCATATCTTCTTGTAATGCTAAAATCTTCTTAATATCGCAAATTTCTTTATTCTGTGCGATATTGATATCTTCCTTATCACGAGTATTTAACATCTTTCCTTTCAAAGGATAAACGCCATATAAATCATGCCCATTGGGGATAACACTAATACCTGCAACAGCCATTGCCTTTGCAGAATCTCCCTCGGTCAGAATAAGGGTGCATTGGTCGCCTTTCTTTGTTCCTGCAAAATGGGCATCAATTAATTTTGGAATATCCAAAATGCGCTGTTTTTTCTTACCATCGGTTTTCTTTAAAGTTTGGCTATCGCGAAATTCGCTAAGTGCTAGTGCACGTTCCATAATTCCGCTTTCTGCCAATTTTTCAATGAATCCGTCGGGAACTAAACATTCGCTTCCGAAATTTTTAACCAATGTATTAAGCGAACCCTTGGTTTGACTATCAAACGATGGATTAACAATCGTAGAATTGACGAAAATCATTAGATTATCCTTAATAAAGGATTCTTTAACTTCTGTCTTTTTCTTCTTTAGAATAAATGCAACCATTTTACTAGTAATTTGTTTTAATATATATTCGACGTGTTTGCCACCCTGATGTGTATTAATACCATTGACAAAACTAATTTGTTGGAATGTGAAATTTGGGCTCATACAAGCACCAATTTCCCAACGATCATTGGGTTTACAAGATACTGTAAGATGTTCCGGTTCTAGATATAATTTCATATAATCGGTAAATGAATTAAGTTCTATTTTTTCATCATTAAAATATATTTCAAGACTACCTCTGGAACATGCAAACATATCAATTGTTCTCTTTTTTATCAGATTAAGTAAGTCAATACTCATGCCTTTAACACTAAATTTTGAATAGTCTGGAATAAATGTTATACGTGTATATGGTTCGCCTTTATGTGTTTCAATAATGGGCTCTTTTTTAATACTCATATTATTCTCATATTCCTGTGTATATTTAAGTTTACGATGTCGGTCAACTGTTTCAATTTTGAAATATGTTGAAAATATATTTGTAAGTTTTGCACCATATCCATTTTTACCACCCGTAATTTTTTCTTCATCTTTATTATAATTTCCAGATGTTAATAATTCGCCGAATATCATTTGTGGAACATATACTTTTTCAGTAGGATGCATTACAACGTCAATACCTTCGCCATCATTTTCAATAGATATTTCATTTTTCTCGGAATTAACTGATACTTTAATATAAGACACTTTTTTAAGACGTTTTTTATCACCATTTGCCGAATTTACTGTATTTTTTTGTATTACACGATTCATATTGTCAAATGCATTAATTAGAATTTCTTCAATAATATTGCGCAGTCCAGGGACTATTTCAATATCTTTATTAATAATGGATTTACTATCATTGGCAAATATCCACATTTGGGCATTTTCTTTTACAATACTGCCAATGTATGTATCTGGCAAATCTTTAATATGTTCTAATTGTGTCTTTTTTTTATATTTTTCAGCAACATCGTCAAGGACAGGTTCGTCAATAGAACTTTCAATAGTATTTTTCTTTTTCTTAATAGCTATAGATTTATCTTTAGGTTTTTCTTTAGGTTTAGGTTTTTCACTACGAATAGATTTTTTAGAACCATCATTTTCATTATCAATATGATTATCATTATCAATATGATTATCATTATCAATATGATTATCATTATCATTATCAATATCGTTAATAATTTGGTCTAGAGACATTTTTTTGAATGATTATGTGATTATGTGATTATGTGATTATGTGATTATGTGATTACGATATTGAATAATATGTATTTAGTATTTATATAATTTATTTATTCAATTTTTAAATTGTTATTTTTGTAAAATAAAAATAAAATAAAATAAAAACTATGATAATAAAAATATATAACAATATATTAGATAAGCCTATTAGATAAGCCTATTAGATAAAATGGTTAATAGAAAACAATCCAATCATACAAAGAACAAAAGAACTATCAAGCAGAAAAGAACTATCAAGCAGAAAAGAACTATCAAGCAGAAAAAAAGTAGTCATAATAATAAAAACAATAATACATATCCTGTTAAATTTGAATTAACAGATATACAAATACAAAAACTACTGCTATTTACTTCAATAATAAATCATTTTTTGTTTCTTATGAAAAATAATGTTCCAGAACATATAATTAAAGACAAAATGTTAATTTTATTTAAAGACTTACGGACTCAAAATAAATTTATTAGCAAAAATATAACAGATATTGAGTTAGATAAAATATTTATTAATTTATATTCATTAATGAAAATTTTAAAGGAAAATATTGATGCACAATATAAAATAAATAAACAAAATAAACTAATATCTAGTAAACATTCTAGTAAACATTCTAGTAAACATTCTATGCAAAAAAAATATAATGGTGGATTTTATTTTAAAAGTCTAGAAGAAAAAGGCGAACAACCTTTAACTGGTAATGATTTGGCAACATTATTAGATGAAATGCAACAATTTTTTTACAATGCACAATATACAGATGAGGGTAAATTTTTGCAGGATACTAATGCAGTAATTAGTATGTTTAGAGGAGATTTGGGACAATTTAAGGGTTTATTACAGTATCGTATATTTCCTCAATATTATTCAATTATACCACCATTTATAAGATGGGGTAATATTAAAGAGGCATTTGCACAAAGAAAATATGAAGATATACCAGATTATCTTCTTGCATATCAATCATATTTGCGCTCTCGTGATGAATATTTAGTAGCTAAGGGATTAAAATCTCCAAGTGTTCTAAATAGAGATAGATATACAGGGTTTTTTAATAAATTGTCAAATTCATTAGATCAAAATATATTAAAATTTCAACAATATCGAAATAAATTAACAGGTAGAATATCGCCAATTGCTTTACCAGTGTAATAATTTATTTTTATGTTTATGTTTATTTTTATTTTTATTTTTATAGAAAAAAAATAATTTATAAATAATTTATATCTAATTTATATATAATAGTTATTTGTGGATAAGCCTATTAAATATTGTGTTATAAATAATACTAAAAATGGATTTTATTGTAGGTATATTAATAGTATTTATAATAATACTAATTTTGATAAATTTCTCATCTATTAGCATTTCAGATACTAAGGGAAATACTTGTTCTAGAAATAATTTATCATTAGGGAATCAAACTATGAATATAAATAGTATTCCATCACCAATGCTTTCTAAAGAACCATCTGCATTAAATAATAAACTTAAATTAAATGCCCAGACATACGATTATAATAAATATTTTTTTTTGTAAAATAAAAAAATAGGATGCAAAGGATGCAAAGGATGCATCTGTATATCCTAAATTATATTAGTTAGTAAAATTTTAGTTAGTAAAATTAACATAAATAATTTTCATATTCTTTATTTGTATTTTCGCCATATATTTTAATTCTTATTGTATTTATCGGCTCATTAAATAATAATGCTCCTAAATAACAAGAGGAGAAAACTGGAATTTTAAATGGTAAGCAAACTATTGTGCAACAAATATCATCACACATATCACCACTATCACTATGAGAATATATAGTTACAACATATGGAGAACTACATAAATCTTCACAACCTGTTGGACAACATTCATTCTTTTTTATTTCGGATTCGGATTTGGATTTGGATTGGCAAAACCTACATAAACCACACAGTCTATTATCTTTATATACGTATTTATAAGGTACTGGTACCATTGATGGTTCCGGTGCTGTTTTTGGTGATGATTTTTGATGTGATTTTGTGGGTTGATTTGCAACAATAGCCGAGTCTGTCATTTTTTTTATATACGGAGCGTTTTATATTTAATTTTATTAGAATTATTTTTCAATTTTATTTCAATTTTTTGTTTATTTTACATATTTATATATATGAATATATTTACATATATTCATATATTCATATATTTTCATTAAAAAAAATTGTGTGTTTTTATTTATTTATTAAGTTTATTGCCACAAATAAGTCAGAATTACTGTCAAAAAACTCAGATTTTAGTTCAGACATTGCTAATGTATCTATTAAATACAAGAACTCTAATAGAAGTTTCCATATTTCAACAGATTTAGCTAGTTTTGGTATGTATACGTGACTATAAAAATCACAGTTTGTACATAATCTACATATATTTTCAAGGGAAAAGCCAAATTCAACTGCTAATTTTAGTGAATTAACAACACCCAATCCTAGAACTTGGAGTATCAAGAATGGATTTGTAGTAGATAAACACAAATTTATGATTTCCTTAAGAGTAATCATTTTATTACCAAGTGTTTCAATATTAAGACTTAATTGTCTGCACATATCATCTGGGTACATACTATCTAAGCACATTTGTAGAATGGCATCGTAGTTTATGTTTGCAGACAAAAGGTGATCCAAATTAATATTATATGCCTTTAATACATCCAATGGATTCTCACAAATCTCATATGGGCAATATAATTCTGCCACCTCTGTTGTAAAAATTATATAAATAATATTTCCAAGTTTTTCAAATCTAACAGCTGAAACTTTAGATTTAAACTTTTGTATTTTTGGTCTCGTAGTAACTATAGTATTACGAGGGATAAACAACTCCTTTGTTATGTCAGAAACAGAAGATTTCACAACAATGTCTGGTATATATATGTATATTTCACTTATTTCACCTGAAACCACATAACGCACACAACAGGTTTCATCTGTGTTTGTACCGTTTATACTTTTACCAATTAAAATATATGGTTGTACTTTTTGTATACACATCCGATTACCCATTTTTTATAGTAAAATCCTCAAGAAAGAAGATAAAAGACAAAAGATAGCGTCGGTAGTATAAATTTTATTTTCACAATAAAAATTCAATTTTTTGCAATTTTCCGTTTTTTGCCATTTTTTTATAAATAAATAAATATATATATATATTAAATAAGTAAGTAATATACTATTTGTAAAATGCAATCGTCATTGAAAAAAAATATAATAATATTTTTATTAATAGTAGTAGTAATTTTAATAATAATTACACTATATTTATTATACGATAATAAACAATATAAACAAATAAAAGAAAATTTTTCAGGTGTAACTTTAGGTCAAACACTTATGAATAAAATTATAGATACAAACATAAGCACAAACCCAAATCCAATATTTCCAACATCATTTTATATTAAAACTATGTCTGGTAAAATATGGAACTATGATAGTAGTTCAAATACTATTAAATTAAAATCTGGTATCCCATTACAAATGTCGATATATAATAACTCAAACGTATTTAATAATAATTTGGCAACTTTTGGACTAAAAGATAATTCTACTGGTAAATATGTTAGAAAAACATCTGCTGTGTTTAGTATGTCGTTAGATTCAGTATTTGCAAATGCAAATCTAGATTTTGGATGGGTATTTATGGCAAATGCTGATGGTTCTTTTAAAATATATAATCATTATAAAGATACTAAAATCATACGTATAGAAGCCGTAATCGGAACCAGTATTAAAGATTATCAACCCGCTCGTAATCAGAATGTTCAAATTAATGAACCCTATTATTTTGTTGGTTATGACACTACCTTAGACCAAATATTAATTGTTCCTGAAACAGACCCGAGAATAGTCGATTGGGTTATAAGTTCTGAACTTAATATTACTACATTACCTAGATCTATATTTCCAAATAGGTTTACAATTTCTAAACAAATAAATGCCCAAACTTTAAAATTAGTAACATTATATAATAAATATAATATTATTAGATTAAATACTGGAACAGAATTGAATATATCAATATATAATGACCCATCAATATATAAAAATAATTTGGCAACATTTGGACTAAAAGATAATTCTACTGGTAAATATATTAGTAAGGTAGCTTATAATTGGATGTATCTAAATGATTTTGCCAGTAATAATAGTAATTATGGATGGGTATTTATGGCAAATACAGACGGGTCTTTTAAAATATATAATTGGTCAAAAGATAAGACATATTCTCAGATAAATAGTACTAATAATTATTATGCTGCATATTATGAGAAAACTGACATACTATATGCTGGTACTGAAGGTGATGCAAGAATATGTAATTGGTTTATAAATCCAATAAATCCACCAACAACATATCCACCAACAACTTTACCACCAAATACACAAATAGCAAATATACCAGAAGCAAATCGCAAATATTCTAGTATATATGGTAATAATACAATAGAAATATCAAACAATTCAAGGTCTACTATAAATTCTATACAAGCTTGGACTGCAGCTACAAATGAATTAAATCAATCGATGCAAATTAATTTACCAGATAATAAATTAACTTGTGTTGTAGGTGTTGTAATACAAGGACGTAAAGATTATGCAGACCAATATGTAAAAACTTTTAAGGTTTCATATATAGATAATAATAATATAGAATCACCAGTTGATAATGATATAATATATAATGGCGTGTTAGATAATAAGTTAGGAACTTATTATATATTATTTAAGACTCCTGTTTTTGCAAAAAGTATTATAATTTATCCACAGTCTTGGAATAATTGGATATCTATGAGAGCTGATGTATTATTACCAATTATTAAATATAGTAATAGTTTACAATCAAATACAAAAAATCTATTAATACCAGAAGTATTTCTTTCTTATTCTAGTGTTTATGGTGATAGTCTAATAAGTAAAGACGCAGATATAATTAAAGCAGCACATTCAAGGTCTAATATAAATTCTCCACAAGCTTGGTCTGCAGCTACAAATGACTTAAATCAATGGATGCAAATTGATTTACCAAATGAAAATTCACCATTTTATATTACAGGTGTTGTAATTCAAGGACGTGCAAACACACACACTGAACAATATGTAAAGAATTTTACTGTTTCATATATAGATAATAATTATAAGCAAAAAAAAGTGGATAATGGTATGATATATAATGGTGTGCTAGATAATAAGTTAGGAACTTATTATGTATTATTTAATACTCCTATTCTTGCAAAAAGTATTAGAATTTATCCATTAGTTTGGAATGAATGGATATCTATGCGAGCTGGATTATTAACATCAACATATACTCCATTTTTAAAAGTTGATGAAACTAAACCTCATACAAGAATAACTTATGAACAACCCACTACGACAATGGCACCCACTACGACAATGGCACCCACTACCACAATGGCACCCACTACGACAATGTCACCCACTACGACAATGTCACCCACTACGATAATGTCACCTACTATTACACTTGCACTTGAACCTACTATTACACTTGCACCTACTAAGATGTTTATACCAATGCCATTTCCAGTTCCAACTATGATAGAATCATCCACTACATTAGATATACCTACCACATCAGAAGAAACCACTACGACAGAAGCACCCACTACGACAATGGAACCCACTACGACAATGGAACCAACTACAACAATGGCACCAACGACGACACGTCCACCACTAATAACAAAACAATTAGAATCATCTAATAGTGATGTTTATACTGAAATTTATAGCAATTTATATTATGCAGATGCATTATTACCACAACCAACTAACTAGTAAATAATTTAAAAATAAAAATATATGTTAAATATAAAAGAATAAAGAATAATTTATTATAATTTATTATAATTTAATAAATTATATAAAAATGGCAACACCTGCAACACCAATACCTACTAGAAATAGGGTTGAAACTTTACAAGCTAATCTTACTTTACAAGAAACTATAAAAGGTAAACTTAATAATGCAATAACTACTATTAATGGATTCATTAATAGGGAAAACTTTGCAGATTCTCTTAGTACTCCCATAATAGAAAATTCAATTAAATTAATGCCAAACAATTCCTATAATAATCCAGAACTTAGCAAGTATATAAATTCATATAATAGTTCTGTTGCACTTTTAGATGACCCAAATAATATGACAAGAACAGCTTTTGATACATATCTCCATATTCAAAATAATAAAATTAAAAAACTAAATGAAAATTTAGAAAGTATAAATAAAAAAATAAAAAAAACTACTCCTGTACCTGTAAAAGCTTTTAGAAATATGGAAAATTCTAAAATATTAAATGTAGAAGAATATCCTAGTTCTACCGATAATACTAGTGCGAAATATCCAAATTATTTAATCTATGGGAATAATGGGTGTTTACAATATGACTCAACAGCAACATCTGCATCATCAATTAGTTTTAAATCTTGTGATGCAAATGATTCTAGACAACAATTTAATATGAATCAAATAAATAATATATCTCAATATAATACTCCTATAACTAATATTAGTAATGAACGGTATAAATTGTCATCTGATACATCTACACAATTTGGATTTTATACTGTTAATCCTAGTAATGCAAATGACCAATGTTTGCAATTAAATAATGATGGTCTTAGTATTATGCCCTGCACTATGAATTCTGCACAAAGATTTAAACCAATGTATCATACCGTTCTAGAATAGAAATGTAAGGTGCAAAGCAAGGCTCCGCAAAGCAATGCTCCTCATAATTTCAAATATAAACTAATAGGTACAATTAACCATATACTGCATATTAAATAATATATTATTATCATACGTGTAGTTGCATATTTTTTAATATTTTCTAAAATTATTTTATTTTTATATATTTCAATTATTAGCGTTAAAAAATAACAACTACAATTTATTATACTTATTAGTAATAACATTTTTATTACTTTTGCATTTGCATTTGCATTTGCAATACATATAATAAATATAAATGCAATTAATGCATTTAACAATTCAAAATTCCATACATATTCCGTTGGACTATATTGCTTAATATATCTAGAATCTACCTTGCAATATTCTATCCATGCATCAAGCCAAAATGTTTTAATTGTAGTAGAACCATTTTTAATTTTATTCCAAATTGTTTCTGGAATAAGTACTAATTTATCTCTATTTGCAAAAGCATATATCTCCCATATACCTACAAATAAATTAAATATTCCCCAATAGACAAATATATTTGTTATCATTCAAGTGTGTATGATGTAAAATGTGTAATTATTTATTACTAAATTATTTATTACTAAATTATTATATATTTTTTTTAACTTAAAATTATATTTTACAAGATATTTAATTAGTATTATTATCAATATAAACATATTATCTATCTATCATATTATCAAACATATCATATTATCACTCTAGCATTATTAATCAATAAAATGTGTGGAATATTTGGACTAATTACTTATAATTCTAAACATAATAATAATAATAATAATAATAATGCATTTGACAAAACTAAAGCATATGTTTTGCAATGTGTTAATAAATTAAAACATAGAGGACCAGATGGTACAGGAATATACAATTATAATTATAATAATAAATATAATAATAATATATATTTAGCTCATACCAGATTGGCAATTATTGACCCACAATCTGGCAATCAGCCATTTGTTAGTAATGATGCAAATTTATCATTATGTGTTAATGGCGAAATATTTAATTATAAAGAATTGCGAGAAAAATATATTACACATTCATATAAATATACAACAAATAGCGATTGCGAATCTATTCTAGCTTTATATAATTATTTTATAGTGAATAAAGGAGTTGGTAGTGGGGTTGGTAGTGGCAGTGGTAGTGGCAGTGTCAGTGGCGTATGCAGTGTCAGTGGTAGTGAAAATCCAATTATGCAACAAAACTATAATATTAGATTAATGCTAGAACAATTGGACGGACAATTTAGTTTTATTCTCTATGATAAAATAAATAATATGTTATTTGTTGCTAGAGACCCTTTTGGCATTACACAATTATATTATGGTTTAGATGCAGAAGGTAATATTTATTTTTCAAGTGAAATGAAAGCCTTAGAATCGTGTATTTCAGTAAATGTATTTCCAAGTGGCAGTTATATGTATTTTAATTTAAATAATCCTTATTTAAATCCCATCAATTATTTTAAACATACAAAACATGGCAAATGGATTGGCGGTAGTTTATCATTTGATGAAAACGATATTATTTACTATCCTAAGCCAATTATTGATAATAATGAACAAGACCGATTAATGATAGAAATTCGCAAATCATTCGAAAATGCAGTTATTAAAAGATTAATGACAGATGTGCCTTTTGGTATATTATTAAGTGGTGGATTGGATAGTTCATTAGTGGCAAGTGTTGCCGTTAGGTATATTAAATCTCATCCAGAAATTTACGGAGAGAATCCGAAAATTCATACATTTAGCATAGGCGATAAAGATAGCACAGATTTGCCATTTGCTAGAAAAGTTGCCGAATTCCTTGGCACCGAACATCATGAAATTAGTTTTACTGTAGAAGATGGTTTAAATGCTATTGAAAATGTTATATATCATTTGGAGACATATGATATTACTACCATTAGAGCATCCACGCCCCATTTTTTATTGGCGCAAAAAATCCAATCTATGGGTATTAAAATGGTATTAAGTGGTGAGGGTTCCGACGAATTGTTGGGAGGTTATCTGTATTTTCATAAAGCCCCGAGTGATGAAGAACATCAATTGGAATGTAAACGTCGCGTTTTGGATTTAGGTTATTTTGATTGTCTACGGGCAGATAAAAGCACAATGGCACATTCAGTCGAGGGGCGATATCCATTTTTGGATACAGAATTTATTAATTTATGTATTAATATTAATAAAGATGTAAAAACGCAAAATGGTATTGAAAAATATATTCTACGCAAGGCATTTGATATTAGAGATGGCGATGGCGATGGCGATGTTGGTGGAAATGGTAATGGCGATGGCAAAGGCATCAAACCTTTGTATTTACCGGATGATATTCTTTGGCGGCAAAAAGAACAATTTAGCGATTCAATTACCTATAGATGGATTGATACATTAAAAGCAGATACAGATAAAGTAGTTATTGCAAATAGTTCAAATGCTTATAAAAATGCAAAAATGTTATATCCAATTAATACACCTCAAACAACCGAGGCATTTTATTATAGGCAAATATTTGAGAGATTATTTCCCAATCGGGCAAATACTGTTAAATGTTGGTATCCTAATACTAGATGGAAAGGCAATACCTCTAGCGACCCAAGTGGACGTGCCCAATCTTGTCATATCAATGCCAAATTATAAATCGCCATTTTTAACTAAATCAGCATCAACATCTAATTTTTCTTGTTCTAGCAATTCTACTTGTGATTTATTTAGATTCATTTGTTTTGTAATAAATAGATTCTTATTAAATTCTTTTTGTTCTTTTTCACATATTTTTGTGTCACATTCATTTGCTTTTTTATATAGAGCTTCTAGACCAATATCTTTATATAAGTTTTTCATTGTTTTACTTATACATTTTTTCTTCATTTTCTTATTTAATTTTTCGTCATCTGATGAATACAAATTATCTGGGCAAGATGTTAATAGTTTATCAAAAATTATTTTATTATAGTTTACACCAATTTTGGATTGTTTTAATTTTGTCATTTTTAAATCTATATTATCGCATTTATATTTTCTGCAATATTTATGGGTTTTACAAGAATTATAAAGTTTTTTATTAATTTTACCATTTACATCAGTTTTATAAAAACCGCAATATTTATCTATACTATGATGGTGTTTCTTATGGGATTTTGTTCTAGATGTTTTAGCTCTAGAGGTTTTAGCTCTAGATGTTTTAGCTTTAGTCTTTAATAATGTATTTGTTATTTTAGATATCATTTTTACTATTACTATTATATTTAGTAGATATTTTTATTAGATATTTTTGCAAATAAAAGTTAATTATGCGTCATAAAAAATTAAAAAAAATAATAAATAATAATAAATAATAAATACTAATAAATAATAAATAATAAATATTAAATATTAAATAATAATTTTAATATAAAGATATTATATTTATAGAAATATAAAAAGTATTAAATATTAAGACTAACAATTACTAATAATTATTAATAATTCACAATGCCTCGCAATCGCCGTGATGAGTCTGATACTCCCGTTAAACCCCAAGATTTAGAAGAAGATTATCTTGATGTAGACAAACCTCTTTCTGGTCAAAACTATTATTGTATTTCTTTTGTAAGTCCTGAAAAGGTTCTAGAGCAAAAAGATAAATTTTTGTTCTACCATTTTGAACGTTCTGTTAATAAGAAATTAACTACTTTGCTTGACGATGCTTTATCAAAAATGATTGATGGTTCCAAAGATGGTAATATTGATGTTGCCGATATTATTAGTTTGAAAAAACAAATGAGTACATCTTGTGCCGAATATGATGTATCTTTTGATAAATTCAAAGACCTTTTCGAAGATTTCAAATTTCAAAATGAAGAAAAGATTGGCGAAGACTTTGATAAAGCCAATAGTTTTAAAACTAGTGTTCGTGGGGTAAAAGTTCGCGGGGTATTCGATTCTAAACGTGAAGCAGATGTTCGCGCTGCAGTTTTGCAACGTCAAGATTCGCTATTCGATGTATTCGTCGGTCAAGTAGGTTATTGGTGCCCTTGGGACCCAAATCCTCAAAAGATTGAAGATATTGAATATATGAATAATGATTTGAATAAATTGGTTAAAGAATACAAGGCTAATGAGGTTAAAAAGGATATGTTTTATCAAGAACAAAAGTCTCAACGCCAAAAAGAATCTATTAGTGCTGAAGAAAGATTAAAACATCAAGAAGGGATTACAAAGATGAATGAATATAGAGATATGTTAAAACAAATTAACGGCGATTCCTCACAAAAGGCTGATAGTGGGGCAACATTAAATAGTATTTTGGATATTTCCGATGATACATCAAATGATTCCTCTAAACCACAAGCTATTACACAGAGTCTTGAACTTGGAGGGGAAACGGCAAAAGAAGTATCTATTGAGGATGAAACCACGCAATTAATGGCAGATGATCCTTGGATGCAAAGGAAACTTGCAGAAAAGCAAGAGTAAATTGATTGTGAGTTATTTTGGATTTTTATGAATTTTTAAACAAAAATTGATTTTTTTAATATAAATAATTTATATTATTATTTTTCTCTTTCGAACTCTTTTGCTTTTTTGCGAAAAAATGGATTCTCTTAGAGATAGCGAGGATTCTTGTGTGGAACCACCTGCAAAACTGCAAAAAACACCTGCAAAATTCATTAAATATCTGGTTTTTGACCTTGACCAGACACTGGTTGAATTATTTAAACCAAATGGACATATTATTCCAGTTGGTGCATATATTCGTGTTCTCTTAAACAGGATGGGGTATAAAATAACTGCAACAACTAATCTTGAGGAGGTTGTGTTTGATACTCCATACGACTTGAAAACAGTCGAATATATTGCAGAGATTATGGACACTATTATTTATAATGGTGGAAAAGGAGGTTCTCTTGTAAATGGTCTTTTTAATAGTGAAAAAGTTTCATTATTTGGAAATTTGAAAGATGAAACTTTTAGAAACCAAATCAAATATTTGGAACCTCTTTATCAGCAACTCTTTGAAATTCTTACAATACAAGAAAAAAAATTAGCTGATGTTTTTGCAATTTGCAAGGACACATTGAGCGATGAAGAAAGATTGTTTTTCAATGAATGTTCTCGTGTGATGATGCCACAACAAAACAAGGAAAAGTTTCAAAAAATAATTGATGCGTTGGAAAAGATTAACGTTCATAATTCAAACCCGCAAAATACAACACATATTTTATGTTGTATGTTTTCTGCAGGTACTGGATACATGAATGATTTTCTTGACCAAAGCGGTATTGGAGAATTCATGCAGTTTGCCATTGATTTTCAAAGTGAAAATGAATTTCGAAAAGCATTTTCTACCAAAGATGCAAATGGAACTTATCAACACGTTAAATGTAAACCAGACCACGCAACTTTTGCTACGGTTGATAATCTTATATCCAAAAGCTTACGGGTATTAGGGTATCCGCCAGATATTCCAGTTACTGCTATCATGATTGACGATAACGATAAGGTTTGTTACGAAGTGTCTAAATTAAACTCAACTCATACGTGGATTGCTAAAAAAATTACAAAAATTGCATCTGAAGAAACAGTTTCACAAACTCATCTTGAAATTGCTGAATTTATAAATGAAATTTTATCTACTTGTGAGTAAGTAATGGAATTATAATACTATTACTGCAACTGCTACTGCAACTGCAACTTATTTTTTTATATCATTCTAAAAAAAACATCTTGTTTTTCAAACATATCCTGAAATGAACTTTCCAATTTAACTGGTCCAAATTGGTCCTCATATATGCTACGTGGTATAAATCTATATTCAACAACTGTTTTTGTTTCCATATTCTTTAATAATTTTTTTTGGTAGCCTAATGCCATCATAATTAAACCTAAAACTAACAAAACTAAAACTAGACTTTGCATTTTGTGTAATTATATATAGAAAAGAAAATATTTTTTTGGGAAAAATCGGAAAAATTATAAAAATTTGAATATATTTTCTTTAATTTATAAATTACACATACACAAAAATGATGATTTCTGATGATATCATACTATTGGTGTTGCTTCTGGCATTATTAATGCCTATTATATTTGTTGTGGTTAGGGATAACTATTTTCCGAGACCACCTCCTCCATTAAGGGGTGTTTATCGCATACGAGACCCTTGGGCAAAAGAAAGGGATAATGACTTTCAATGGTAAACATTAATTTATTTTAAAAAAATTTATACATTTTTTTTATTCTATTTTATTCTATTTTATTCTAACTTAATCCAATTTAATCCAACTTAATAGCTAAAATTGTAGCATTATCTCCATAATATTTACCATTTACACAAAACTGTTTCGTTTTAGATTCGCCATAGTTTCTTGCTAATTCGGACATTGTAATATCTGGTGTAATAAATTCCATTATCTCACGACATACATCCTCATTACTTAAAACACCTCTAATATGTAGTCTTGTATTGAAATCCGTACAATAGTCTTCATTTGCAAAATCCGTACAAAGAACTAATATACAATTTTTCCCCTCGAATTGTTCTCTAGGTATATGCGTAATTGATGGTTCACATGTTAAACCTTTATCATCTGTTAAAGCTTTATCTCCAAAAGCTCTGGTAAATAATGATGAGTTTTGTAATCGCAAATATTCGTATTGTTGTCCTTTATACATATATGTACCATCCACTTTAATTTTACTACCTAATCTGGCTTTTTCGTCAGGATTAGAACAATCATGATTTGTTGATGTAAATAAAATTTCTTTTGTATCACTTTCAAATAACATAGCGGGTGAATCGCCCACATTAGCAAATGTTATGCCATTTTCATGAATAATTGCAATAGTTGCAGTACTACCTTGATAGTTATATTTAGGTTGTAAAATATTGCCGTTACATATACGGAATGCTTCTTGTATGGCTTTTGTTAAACTGTCAATACTACCATCGCCTTTTTCTATTTGTTTACATATTTCTTTAATTAGTTCAATTTTTAAATATTCTGACACTTCACTACCTCCGTGTCCATCATATACACCAAATATACGATATGGTTTTCCATTGATAATTTGTTCTTCAACGGAATTTTTATCCTCCGTTGGAGATTTATAGCCATCGTGTGTATATTTTCCTATATCTGCACTCATTTTAGAAATCTTGGAAATCTAGATATAATTCCAGACAAAAATAATTATATAAAATATAAAATATAAATAAAAATCAATTTTTTGACAATTTTGAAATAAAATCCTAATATTTACTATTGCAATCTAAACAAAAATAGTTTTAATATCGGATAGCATTCCTGGATGTTTACAAATTCTATAATGGACATGAGTTTTAATAGTTTTATTAAACATACCAACATTATATGAACTTGGAGACCTAAAATGTAATATGGCATTACCCTTTGCATCTGCCCTTACAACTCCAGAATTATCATAATTTGCATAGGCATCCCAAGGATTACTTATAGGTTGTTCCTCTTTGGGAAATGGTTCACTCGCCCAATATATTACATTTACATTTGGTGGAACTTGAACGGCTACAGAAATATCTGCATTTAGTGGTATTTTTTCTGCAAGAGACCCACAAGGATAAACTGTATAGCCAAGAAATGGTAAATAGAAATTTCTGTCAAACATATAGTAAATAATACTCATTACAATTGCAAGTATTATAAATATGCTAAATACCTTATATTGCAAAATATATTTGGATGGATTATATCCACCTAGATGTCCAGCAAAGCAAAGTGCGCACACCATTAAAATAATACGTGCAAAAAAACGCAAATACATAGCAATTAGTTGCGATTGTGAATAATGCCATGGTGTATTCATGATTGATTGTTTGATTGATTTAAGTATTAGTATATATAAATATTGTGTATTTATTTTTCGTTTTTTCTTATTATATTCTAGCAACAAAAAAATATGTATCAATATTAGAATAAATAATAAATTTTATAAAATAAAAACTTTATCAATACAAAATTTTATAAATACAAAACTTTATAAATACAAAATTTTATAAATAAATATATATATAATATCAAAATGGTGCGTTCTAGTTCTAGTTCATCATCTGCATCTCGCAAAGTATGCCCACCAAATAAATTTGGATTTTTTTCCGGATGTATGGCTTGGTCTTCAATATTATCAATAATGTCATTTATTTCATTACTAATAATTTGTTTTCTTATTATGTCAAATCGTAAATATTCTAGAAAGAATAATAATATAATAGAAGAAAAAGAAAATAGAAATTTAATTAAAATAAATGGTCAAATACCAAAAAAAGAACTCAATTTTGAAAGGGTTGGTGAAATGTTTGATGGGATAGACCCAATGAATAATGAACATGATGGTACTGGAACAGCAACATCAAATCGTATTAAATATGATATAAATGTTAATATTCGCGATGTTAATCCAGAAAGACCAAATATAAATACAATATCGTATGCCGAATATGATGCAAATAAAAATATTGAACGTATTATTAATCCTATTTTACCACCTGAACGTTCATACCAAAATACATATGGAATTCCTATAAATATTCCATCACGTGGTCCAAATTTATCCTACCAGCAAATTGGTATTCTTTACAAGGAAAATATAGAAAATACTGATAAAATGCCCGGAAATAATACTGATTCTAATATCCTGCCATTATTTGGCAGACCAACATTTAATGGTTCTAATAAATGGAATTATTATACATCTAGTGATAAATATCAAAATTTTAAACTACCTATAACAATTGACGGGCGTAAGTGCAATGATGATTTAGGTTGTAATGAATTGCGAGATGGTGATATGATATCTATACCATCTTATAATGGGAGATTTCGAGTTGAAATATATAATTATGACAAACCTACTTATATTCCATTTATTTATTAGGTTTTGCCCTTAGATTTTGACCTTAGGTTTTGCCTTAGATTTCTTATTGGTTTATTATTATTATTATTATTATTCCTACAAGTTTTGCAATATGGACTATATATCATATCTTGGTATTCTTTATCTGTTTTTTTCAAAAAATATTGTTGATTTTTACAAGTAATTGTTTTGCATTTATATTTATATGTGCCATTATTTTTCCTAATTTTATTTGCTTTCCATAATTCTGATGCTTTATCAAAACAATAGTTATTTAGTTCAGACATTTTACACGTATATATGTAATGTATGTATATGTAATGTATGTATATTTATAATAAATATTACATAAAATATTTTTTTATATCAATTTTTTTACATTATATTTTCATGCATTATATTTTCATGAATTATATTTTCATGCATTATATTTTCATGCATTAAAATTTATATGAAAATTTAATATAAAAAAAAATTGATATAAAAAAATATTATAAATGCTATAAATAATAAAGACTATTAAAATACTATAATCATTATCATTATCATTATCAATATGAATATTAATAGTCAAGAAAAAGATAAAATCTTGGAGGCTATTGGTTCTGCAATAGATAATCCAGACTATGAATTAGAATGCCTTTTCAATAATTCTCCTACGCCATTTAGACCTAATATAAAACACGATAATTTTATATCTATTATTAAAAGATTTAAGGGGCGACCAGATTTTGAAACAAATGAAAATGTTCGTCTTGCAATTTCTTTTCCAGAAAGTTCAAAATATAACAGTATTCGTGTTTTAATAAAAGGTAATGGGGCAATAAATAACTATTGTAATAATGAAAATATTAATTTAATTAAAAATAATGTTGATTTTGAAGAAAAAAGCAGAGTTAAAAAAACGGGTTATTCTAATTCAAGTATTTCTATCTATAATTATGGTATTAAGTTCAATCTGAAACAAGAGAAAAATTTTAATAATGATGAAGCTAGAATAAATGAACTTTTGCGCGATTGGGCTACGGAATCTAAAGATTATCGTTATAAGAAAACATTTTCATTTGAAAAGAAATCAAAAGATTTTCAGATAGATATTAGTATTGTAAAAAGTAGTACTGTTATTGATAATAGATATATAACTGTTAGGGAAATTAAAGACAATAACTTAATTAGGTCTGTATTAAAACCATTTGATGTAAAAGAACCTTTTCCTGTATGGTGGCGAAGTATTGAAAATAAACCTGATGAAAAAGTTAAAGTTAGAGGTGGTGCTAATTATTTTAAAAGCATAAAAGAAAGTGAAGTATTTACTAATATACCTACATATGAAGCGGAAATAGAGTATATAAAGAATAAGAAAATTGCAAAGCCAAAGTTTAAAAATATTACCGACCGTAAAGACTATATTCAAAATGAATATGTTAATTTCTTTAGGCAAATAGGTAGTATTTTGCAATGTATTCAGGGTTCATTGTATATTATTAGTAAAGAAGAATCACTTGAAGTTGAAAATAAGTTTATTAAAGTTGTTGAAAATAGTATTAATGAATCTATGTTTGTAGACAATAGTAATAAAAAACGTAATATACATAAAGGCGGTAATATCAAGAAAGGGTCTGGATCTGGGTCTGGGTCTGGGTCTGGGTCTGGGTCTGGGTCTGGGTCTGGGTCTGGGTCTGGTATTGTTAATTCTGATAATGAAATAAATTATGATAATAATAATGATGATGAAGATAAATCTACAAGTAAAATTGTTGAGGATGATTTAGAAAATGCAGACAATGCAGACAATGCAGGTAAAAATGGTGTCAAATATGGTAATTCTGGTAATGCTAGTGATGATGGTGCCGATGATGTTTCCGAAGCAGTAGGTAAAAATGGTGCCGAAGATGGTGCCGAAGATGGTAATGCTAGTGCCAATGGTGTCAATGGTGCTGATGATAATACCGAAAAGAAAAAAACGCAAGAAGGTGGCACTCGCAAAATTGCACGTCTTAAATTTGATATTGTCGAATCACTCCGTAAAAAGGGCATATTCTTTGGACCACTGATTGTTGATTTAACACATAATAATTCTGCACCTATTAATCCAGAACTTATTCCAGATATTAAAACAAATACAAATATACATATTAATTATGTTGTAACTGATAAGACAGACGGAGATCGCAATTTGCTATTCTTTGACGAAAATGGAAAAATATATGGCATTGACCGTGAAAATAATATTAAATCATATGGTGCTACTATACCCGCCCTTGCAAATAGCATTCTAGACGGAGAACATGTAACTCGTAGCGAAGACGATAAAATATTAAATAATTTCTATATATTTGATGTTTATATATATAATGGTGAAAATACTATAATTAAACCATTTAATTATAGTAAAACTGGTAGAGTTGATGGGCGTCATAAATATATTATTAATGCGGCAAAATCTGCATCGGAAGGTCTAAATATCCAATTAAACGAAAAACAACCATTTAGAATATTCAAAAAAGATTATTATCCTAGTAATTCGCCAGATTCTTATTATAAACTAAAGGAGGGTGAACGTCCACTTATATCAGAAAATTGCGGTTTTCTATTGAATAAGATGAATGTTAAATATGGCGGATTTTTAGAGGAAGGGCATATGTTTACCTATAAAACTGATGGTTTGGTATTCTTGCCAAATAATTTATCCGTATATCAGGAATATGAAAATCATACTATTGAAAATCCTTTTAAAAAGGCAACATGGTATAATAATTACAAATGGAAACCCGTTGAACATTTAACTATTGATTTTAAAATCGAATTTTTAAAAGATATGAGTACTGGTCGCCTTGATTATAAATATTTCAATAGTAATAAAAAATATTTGAAGGTGAATTTGCTTTCATCTGTTAAGCAAAATAAAAACTATAAGAGTTTTTTAAATAATAAATTAAATTTCTACTTATTAAATTCGGGTCTAACAATACAATCTATACCAGAAGAGTTTAAATTTTTTGCAACGAACCCATTTATTGGTACCTATGATGATGAGGGCAATTTGCAAAATAATATGGGTGAAGCCTATTTTGCAGTTGATGAAAATGATAATATAATATGCAAAAATGGCAATTTTATTACAAATGGTGTTATATGCGAATGTTCTTATGATACAACTATTAAAGATGAAACATTTCGATGGCAACCTGAACGTGTAAGGGCAGATAAATTAACTGCAAATATATATAATACCGCAGTTACAGCTTGGGAACTCATTAATAATCCTATTACCAAAATAAAATTGGGAGGGGGCGTCGGCGGTGTCGTCGGTGGAAGTGGAATCGCGGGAGTCGGTGTCGGGCAAATTAGCTCCGAGGGAACAAATTTAGAAAATATTACATATTATAGTAGTAATCAAAATACTGATTATTATACAGAACCCTTTAAAAAATTTGGTAATTTTGTAAAAAGATATATTATTGAAAGGGCACTTACTGGATATATTAAACCAAAAGTGCTCGATTTAGCTGTTGGCAAATTGGGTGATTTAGATAAATATGCCCGTGCAGGTGTCCGTACACTTATAGGAATTGACATCAATGAGGATAATATAAATAATGTAAAAGATGGCGCATCTACGCGAATTATGAATTTATCTAAAAATACACCAGAAATTGTAAAATTGGCTGATAAAACTATGCTACTTGTAGGAAATGCTACTAAAAATATTGCTAATGGGGAAACTGTTCGCGATGATATTAATAGATATTATATTGATATTTTATATGGTCGTGCAAAAGGGAATACACCTAAACTTCGCAAAATGGAGGGAGTTGGTATAGATAAATTTGATATGGTATGTTGTATGTATGCAATACACTATATGATGAACTCCGAATACGATTTGGATAACTTTCTTAGAAATGTTAGTGAAAATTTGCTCGACCAAGGTTATTTTATTGGCACTTGTCTGAATAGTGATGCTATTTTGGATGAAATGGGTGGGCGTTCAGAAATTAAAGGTGTTATTGACGGTAAAACTGTTTTTCTCATAAAGAAAAAAAGTGATGACCCTAAAGATTATAAAACTATAACAGTTGGTAATAAAATTAATGTGTTTTTTGAAACATTTGGCGGGGCTTATGATGAAAATTTGGTAAGTATTAAATATCTCAAGGAACGCGCAAAGATTCATAGTTTGAAATTGGTAGATTATAAATCATATTTGGAAGAACCTGGAAACTTATTGTCTATGTATGAAGCATCGGATGATAAAATGGCTACAAAAAATGCAAACTCTATAAATAATTCAAATGCAATGACCACATGGGCAAAATTCAACTGCTATTTTATGTTTCAAAAGGTAAGGAAAGTTGATTAAAATGAGGCGAATTAGGGATGGAAAATTAGAAAAATGGAAAAATTTGGAATTTTGGAAAAATGGAAAAATGGAAAAATGGAAAAATTTCGATTTTTACATCTAGCTTATTACACAAAATAACGTTTAAATAACCGTTACAAAAGTGGCATTATATTAGATGGGACTAAACCCACTGCCACAAATTTTAAATTTTTTTTGTCCATTTCTAACAAAGGTATATCTAGACTAATATTGCTTTCAAATATAATATTTTTTTTTAATAAATTTATTAATAATTCTCTATTCTTATAATCTTTATTACAACCAAAAATAACTCTGGGTTCAATACCTTTAACCTCTGTATCACCTTTAAAATAATATTTTAAAAATCTACCAATTTGTTCTATTAATTCAATATCTTTACTATGTATTGGTTTTATTTCTAATAATGCATTATAAAATTTAGATGTATAATCTAAATCTTTTGCTATTGTAGTTATATATGTAGTTGGTAATAAATTATTTTTAAACTCTGGATATTGTGTTAAAATCATAAGTCGTAAAATTTCAAGTTGTTTTAATTCATAGTCTTGTTCCTTTTTCAAATATGCTATATTAGTAATACTTTTATTATTTAGCAATTTTGCTTTATTAGTTATATCTCTGGATAACTTTTCTAATTTATCTTTTTCTAAATTTTTAATAATAGTATATCTTTCAATATAGAAAGGTTGTATTATTTTATCTTGTAATAGCAAATCTAGTAATAAATATGTAGATGACATATCACCATTCCAAAAAATATAAATTTTATTGGCATTGGCATTGGCATTGGCATTGGCATTGGCATTTACATTGCCAGACAGAATTTCTAATGGCTTGTAATATGTTTGATTCGTAGTTTGTTCTGTATTTTTAACATATCTATTAGTTAAATATGTTATACCAGCTAAACCGGCAATAGATAATGCAGACCATAGATGATTTTTTGATAATGTAAAAGTAATTAAATCCATATGTGTCTAGATGTGTCTAGCTAGATATATTTTATTGCAATATAAAATTGTAAAATTTATAAACATATTAAATATAAAAAAAATAAATTATAAATATTTATCAAATATTTATCAAATAAATATTTAGCAAATAAATATCAAATAAATATATATATAAAATATAATAATACTAAATAAGCATAATATTCATAACACTATGAATCGCGTAAATACGTCATATAGTATAAATCCAATTAAAAAACCAATTGATGATAAAAATGTATTTTATACACACAGCAATACTTTTCGTGAAAATTATTGGTTTCAAGATTTAGCAAATACTATATTCAATCTTGATTATGCTCTTAAAATATTTCCAAGTAAAGAAATGACTTATCCAGAAAAAATAAATACCCTTGTAAGACTAAGTATATATATGGGATTGATTCTAGGATTATTTTATAAAAATTACCTATTTTTATATATACCAATTATCATAATGGTGCTTACATATCTTTTATATATATTCAGAATTGACCAACTTGAATCATTACGTGCACAACAAGGACCAAATACTAATTTAAATAGTATTAACCAACAGAATTTAGATGACCTTACTAAACGTAATATGGCAACAAGTTATAATTATCGGGGTAATCCAGAAAATTTTAAAGATATTTTAAATATTAAAACTTGCTCAAAACCCAGCACATTAAATCCATTTATGAACCCTTTGGTTTTTGATAGTCGTTTAAGAGATTCAGCTTGTGATTCTATTAAAGAAGAAAATCAATTACAAATTGAAAAAGAATATAACAAATATTGTATTAAAGATGTCAGTGATATATTTAATCATAATAGCGGTCGGCGACAATTTTATACTGTAGCATCTACTACATATCCAAATAATCAAGGTGGATTTGCAAATTGGTTATATAAAACACCACCAACTTGTAAGGAAGGCAATGGTTCTCAATGTGTTGCTAATTACTATACACCATTAAATGGAAGTTTGATAACACCAGGGTATGGTTCAAAGGCATAAGCATTTTGCGTTTTGCATTTTGCATGTTGCATTTTGCATGTGCAGATTTATTTTTTGTTTTTTAATTTTAGCTTATTATATATTTCTATAGGTTTATCTGTATCATTATTATATATAATAATATTCTTTGCGCGTTTATTTTTTTTATATAAAGGTATATTTTGTTTTATTTGATTATTTATTTTTATAATAGTTTCTGGATAAATAGTTCTACCTGTTTGTATACCGCGTTGTTTTGCTCTTGAAATTAAAATATCAATATTATTTACGATTACTATACAAATATAGATTGTATAACCTAAATAATGCAAATTTTCTATTTGTCCAGATGTCCATTTAAATTCTTTACCAGTACCATCTAAAATAATATTATAATTTTGATTTTGTGCCATAGTATACAATACATCATTAATAACATAACTACTACTATAACATTGTGCTGCTGCTTGAGCTTTTGTTTCATTTGAACTTTGAAGTTGCTGATATTTTGGCAATTGGGTCATTATATAGTCTGGGTCTAAATTTATAAAATCCGTCATATTTTTATTAATTGAATTAACAAAATATTCTTTTAATGTAGTTTTTCCACTTCCAGGTGACCCAACCATAAATATTGCTATTTTTTCAGGCACCATTAATTTTTTTATATTTGTAAAATCGGATTCTTTATAAGTACATCTAAATTGTTTTTTTTTAGTATCTGAATTTTTTGAAGCTTTTTGCGATTTTGCTTTTTGCGATTTTGCTTTCAACATAGTTTAATTTATTTATAAAAATTTATGTTTTGTTTTTTAATTTTAGCTTATTATATATATTATTTTATCATATTTTTTTTATTTATAAATAATTATAAAGTTTTATAAATATTTATAAAACTTTATAAATATTTATTACTTTTTGTCTAACTATATATTAAGAGTTAACTAAATATTTTTAACCATTTTACAAGTATCCAAATAATGATAAAAAATGAACGTTATTGAAAAATCTGTTTCGAATGTATTAATAAATGAGTTGGAAAGCTTAAAGCTTAATAATCTTTCTCATTTTAATTCTGGCAATGCACTAATTAATCATAAGCTTCTTTATTGTAATAAGTGGTCTGAAAATAAATATGAGTATTTAGTTGAATTATTAAAACAACAATGTCCTTATTTAAAAGAAACTTTTGAAAAATATACATTATTACAAATAAATTTTATAAATGCACCTCCAGATTGCAATGACCAATTATTTCATATAGACTATCTAGGGGATAGTATTAGTTTTTTTATACCTTTGGTTGAATTGAGTGATTTAAACGGCACTGAATATTTATTTTTTTACAACAACGAGAATTATATAAAATATTTTCCACTAATGCTAGAAATGAGTGATAAATATTTTACTAAACCTGAAGCAACTGAATATATGAATCAAAAAGGATTTATATATGGAACCGATTATGAATTTAGATGTGCAAATTCTGGCAAATATGCACTGATTGAAATGCCATTTTATGTTTATCATAGAGGGCAAAAAAATAAAACAAAAGAAAATAGAATTATGCTTAATATATTAATATCTATAAATAATGCTTATGATTATCCAACTGATGAGGTAATTACCGATTCGGAGGTGGATGAGGCACAAAGACTAAATTATATATTAAAAAAGCGAATGATGGTTCAAACTGTTCCATAATATATATTTTTAATTATTTTTCAATTTTATATAGATATTGGTTTATATAATGCTTTTATTAATGATATTCCTACACGCCTAGCTAATTCAACTGGAACTGCATTTCCAATTTGCTTATATTTTGACGCCATTGAACCAACAAATTCATAATTATCATCAAATGATTGTATACGCGCATATTCTCTAATACGTAATGGACGTATTTCTGTTGGATGACATCGTTCTGTTTGTTTTTGGCTAGGTGTACACAATAATGTAAGTGATGGTTTAGAATTGGAAAGTCTATGAAGAATACCACGCTTACCTCCTCCAGACTCAAATGATGACATTAAATATTCTTTTTGCTTATCCTCTGG